TGGCTGTTTCTGTCTGACGCTGCGCCGAATGAGGATCTGCCGCTGACATACCAAGCTGAGCCGCAGATAAAGTTCTGCTCGAAATGTGGCTCCGGCGTTGTTCTCGGTGCTCGATTTTGCGGTCAGTGTGGAACAGCGCTATGAAAATAAAAGGCTAATTTGGATGTGGTTTTAGTTTTCCGTAATCAGTGTGCGTTGCTTTTTGAAATTGAATTCTTCCGCGACTATTGCTTGTTCATGAATGATTCAATGAGTACAAATATCTCAAAGGTAGTCATTGACTGAAGTATATGGAAGGTGTGTAACTTACATCGGTAAAGCGTATCTATGTGTATATAAAATGGTCAGAACACGATGAACTGAAAAAGGAAGGCAAGCCTTACGATAATGTACAACCATAGATGTACATTGAAACAAAAAAGCCCGTGAACAACCGAGAAAATCGGCTATTCACGGGCTTTTGGGGTTTTGTCCATAAGGCGTGTCTACATCGCTGTAGATGCCTGCAAACTCCCAGTTGGGATTCGCATTGATGCGGTCAGTGAAATCATTCACCTGCAGCTCGTAGGAGGAGGTCTGTTCGTCGTTCTCAGTGGAAACGCGAACATAGGCCGCCACCTTCAGCTTCCGCTCTTCCAGTGCGATCTCATCGGTCGCTATTGCCGGAATAACCTCCAGCTCGGATGGATCGACACCCTTATACCGGGTGCGGATTTTCTGCTTGCTGTCGACAGCAGCCTTTTCTCCTGCGATCATGTTATCTCAATCCTCCTGTGGCCGTATGCTCCAGTACCACTGCTTCATTTTCCGATAACAGCGAACACCCATGCTCTTCCTGGTGTCTTCCGCCGTGCGTTGACTGATGCCTTCTTCTTTCAGCATTTCATAGATTTCGACAGAGCGCATATCGCCTTGGGACAATATGTCCTTGATCAGATACGCTGCCTTCTCCATTTTGGTTTCAAACATTGGGAGCTCTGGTTTTCTTTCCTCGCTAGGAGTTATGCTTACTCCCAGCCAGGCAAATCCGGTCTTTGGCCGTATTTCAAACCGCAGTTCTGCGTCCGATGGGCCAAGGCTGTTTTTTATCTGCGTGACAATGCGGATATCCGTGTCCTCCGGATCTCGCTCTACCTGCAGAACACTCCTCGCAGCGGCAACAACGTCAATACTGCCGAGGGAGCGATACAGCCCCTTGCTGTTTTCTTTTTTGTTCAGATGCCCGATCAGGACGACAGCGCAGTCGTATGTTGAGGCCCACAGTGACAGTCGGTGCATAAGCCTTCGAGCTCTCCCTGCGATCTGAAGATCAGAATCGCTGCCAAGGTATGCTTGAATAGGGTCTATCACCACAAGTCGTGGCCTGAAATCGAAAATGGCTTGTCTGATCCTCTCATCGTCCAGCGTCAAACTACTATGTATTTCTTCATTGATGAAGGCGATGTTCCGGCAATCGGCACCGCTCTTCTCAAGCCTCGGTTTTATGGTATCGGACACACCGTCCTCGGAGCACTGGTATATGACTCGTTGTGGTCTGCCAAAAGCTTGTCCGTCCGGAGTTGCGCCTCCTGTGGAGAGTTCAGCGATCAGGTTCATCATAAGGGTAGATTTCCCATCGCCGGGATCTCCCTGGAGAAGTGTTATCTTGCCAATGGCAATAAAGGGATACCAAAGCCATCTGACATTTGTGGTCTTGACATCGCTGTAAAGCGTTATGAGCTCTGAACCCTCCATTTCTGGCATTGTTGATTCCTCCGATTCCACCACAGAATACTCCCGCGATTGTACATATATATTATAGTTTTTTCTCTGTGGTTTTACTGTGAACCACCTGTTCACTCGACGGCAAAAAAGTGAACCAGCAGTTCACAAAAACGCCTTAGACAACAGCATAGTTGGGCGTGTTTTGTGTTGTGGTCTAAGAACCGCACGTTCAAAAAGAATTGTCTCCATATTCAAGAAATATCGGTTGCTATGTGCAAAACTCAGAGCTACTACTATCAGTGCTTATGCGGGCAGCGAGAGGAGGTACTTATGCCCGTAGATTATAACGCCCTTGGTAGTCGAATCGCCCACTATCGGGGAAAGCTCAATCTCTCACAGGAGGAACTGGCTGAACAGGTCAATCTTTCCAGAGAGTATATAAACAAAATCGAGACAGCGGCCAGAAAGCCCACACTCGACACGTTGATTGATATAGCAAATGTGCTCCGCGTCTCAGCTGACGATATTCTGGTTGATAGCTTGCAGCACACCGTTTCCACAGCAGACTCTGATCTGCACCGTCTGCTCCTCGACTGCAACAAGGTCGAAGAACAAATACTAACCAAGAACGCGCAGGAGCTTAAGAAAATCCTGTACGGTCTCGGAATCTGATGAAATAAAAAATCGCCCGCGTAGGTGGGCAGTTGCATCCATGAACACATTCTTGGGTGCTTCTGTCCTCTACACGGGCAGTTATGTTCTATCGTTATTCTGTTGCCAGGTCCTGTATGAATCTCAAAAAGCTTTCCGGCATCCTGGCTATGTACTTCTTCCCGTCCACAGCAGGGAGGCTCTCACGGATGAAGGAAAGCATTTTCTGATAGATGCCTTCGCCGTCCTGCCATTCCTCTGAGCCGATCATCGCAACGACCTTAGCGTTTTCGATTAAGGCGGCCAGCGCCGGACCGTCTACAACCGTTTCATTTCCTTCACAGCTGACGATTTCAGCCAGCGTCTCCTTCCTTGCCTCCGGTGTCAGATTCCTGAGATATGCATTGACGGCGGTCGCCACCACCAGGTCCTTGCTATCAAAGCCGTACTTCTCTATGTTCATGCGCGTGCCTCCGTTCTTTTGGCAGCAATGTGTGTTCCGTCGCCTTGTTCTACAGGGTAAACCAGAGTTTTGCGCATAGCAAGCGGGATACGGGATCTTTGTAAGAAGAAGACAAAAAGGAGCCCACCAAGCGACCGCTCAGCTTATCTAAGTCATCCTCGTAAAGTATTTTGTATCATTTTCTTTACTAAATCGCGATCGACTCGGATCCGACGCTGGGGCAAAACAAAAAAGAAGCCCACCCACTATGCTTTCAACTGGGGGATAGTCGTCCCTGTTTGAAAACAAAGTAGGTGGGCAGCTGCTCATTTATAATACTCTGCGTACCACTCGCAGAACTTCCTCAGTCCTTCTCTTATGCCGATCTTCGGGGTGAAACCGTAGTCCCGCTCCAACGCCTCAGAATCAGCGTAGGTCACAGGCACATCGCCCGCCTGCATTCCGACCAACTCCCGATGGCCTTCAAAATCATAATCAGCAGGAAGGACTCCTGCTCTCACCAGTTCCTCCTGGAGCGTGGAGATGTAATCCAGCAGGTTCTCCGGCTGGCCGCCGCCAATGTTGTATACAGCGTAGGGTGGAATCGGCAGACCATCTTCGCCGTTCTTCTTCTCCGGAGCACCTTGCATTACTCGGTACACACCCTCCACGATATCATCAATGAAAGTGAAGTCCCTGCGCATATCACCGTAGTTGAAGATCTGAATGGTTTTCCCTGCCACGAGCTTCTGGGTTGCGCTATAGTAGAACATATCCGGGCGACCTGCGGGACCATAAACTGTGAAGAAGCGCAGGCCCGTAGACGGAATATTGTAGAGCTTGCTGTATGCGTGAGCCAGCAGCTCATCGCTCTTCTTCGTCGCGGCATAGAGGCTCACAGGGTTATCCACCTTATCGTCCGTGGAGAACGAGACTTTCTTGTTTCCGCCATAGACGGAAGAGCTGGACGCATACACAAGATGCTCCACCGGATTATGGCGGCAAGCCTCCAGCAGATTGTAGAAGCCGATGATGTTGCTCTCAATGTACACGTCCGGGTGGTCGATGCTGTACCGCACGCCCGCCTGCGCTGCTAGGTTGACCACAACGTCGAAATGATAAGTACTGAACAGCTCATCCACCAATACCTTATCGCCGATGGAGCCCTTTACAAACACATGCTTGACCGGGCTGCTTTCCGCTGCTTTTTCTATCAATCCCAGCCGATACTCCTTCAGCGCCGGATCGTAGTAATTGTTCATGTTGTCGAGGCTGACTACTGTGCCGGAGGATAGTTCCTTCAGCAACCGGATCACGAGGTTCGCCCCAATGAATCCGGGAGAGCCGGTCACCAGAATGGTTTTGTTGTTCAGATCAATCTTCTGCATCCTTAATCCCTCCGGAACAGGTCACGGGTGTAAACCTTTTCTTCTACATCACCGAGCACATCCGCATCAAAGCGATTCGCCAGGATCACATCACTCTGGGCCTTAAACTGCTCCAGATTGTTTACGACCTTTGAGCGGAAGAACTCGCTGCCATCTTCCAGCGTCGGCTCATAGATAATGATCGGGATGCCCTTTGCCTTGATCCGCTTCATGACGCCTTGGATAGCGGATGCACGGAAGTTATCCGAGTTGCTCTTCATGGTCAGGCGGTACACACCAACTGTACCGGGATTACGGGCAATGATCTGGTCGGCAATGAAGTCCTTACGAACGGTGTTGGACTTCACAACAGCCTCGATCATAGTCTGCGGGACATCCTTATAGTTGGCCAGCAGCTGCTTGGTATCCTTAGGCAGGCAATAGCCGCCATAACCGAAGGAGGGGTTGTTGTAATGGCCGCCGATACGGGGATCCATGCACACGCCGTCGATAATCATCTGCGTGTCCAGACCCTTAGTTTGAGCATAGGTATCCAGCTCGTTAAAGTAGCTGACACGGACAGCCAGATAGGTGTTGGCGAAAAGCTTGATCGCCTCTGCTTCTGTCGGATGCGCAATCAGGATCGGAATGTTCTGGGGTTCCTGCCCAGCTCTCTCTTCTTCTGTTCTTGCTCCTTCCAGCAGCAGGTTTGCAAACATCTCCGCATCGGCTCTATGATCATCATAAGCGCCGACGACAATGCGGCTGGGATGGAGGTTGTCATAGAGAGCTTTTGACTCCCGGAGGAACTCCGGGCTGAAGATGATGTTGTCAACACCATACTTTTTCAGGACGGAATCGGTGTACCCCACCGGGATGGTGGACTTGATAACCATGAGGACATTCGGGTTCACCTTCAGCGTCCATTCGATGGCATCTTCCACAGCGGAGGTATCGAAAAACTGATGCTCATCGTCATAGTTCGTCGGGGTGGCAATGATAACCAATTCGGCAGAGCCATAAGCCGCCGCCTTATCGGTCGTTGTATGGAGATTCAGAGTCCTCTGGCCCTCTCTGGCCTCCTTGAAAAATCTCTCGATCTCATCATCCTGGATCGGGCTAATAAACTTGTTCAGCTTTTCTGCCTTTGATTCTGTAGTGGTGATAGCGGTCACATCATGTTTCTGGGCAAGCAAGACGGCCAGGCTGAGTCCCACATATCCTACTCCTGCAACTGTGATTTTCATATGTTTTGCTCCTTTGCAAATTAATCTCTTCTGAACAGATCGCGTGTGTAAACCTTTTCTTCTACGTCATCCAGTACGCTGTCATAGCGGTTAGCGATGATGCAACCGCACATCTTCTTGAACTTCTTTAGGTCATTGACCACAAGAGAACCGAAGAAGGTCGTGCCATCTTCCAGTGTAGGTTCGTAGATCACGACAGTCGCGCCTTTTGCCTTGATCCGTTTCATGACTCCCTGGATGGATGACTGCCGGAAGTTGTCACTGTTGGATTTCATCGTGAGGCGATACACACCGACCACAATGTCCTTCTGCCTGCTCTCCTGCTCGGCTGAGTAGGAGGCACTGTTCCCATATGTCCCGGCAATCTCCAGAACACGGTCAGCAATGAAGTCCTTCCTGGTCCGGTTGCTCTCCACAATTGCCTGGATCAGATTCTCCGGCACATCCTGGTAGTTAGCCAGTAGCTGCTTCGTATCTTTCGGCAGGCAATAGCCGCCATAACCGAATGAGGGATTGTTGTAGTAATCTCCCACCCTCGGATCCAGACACACGCCCTTGATAATCGGCGCGGTCTTGAGGTGTTTCACCTCAGCGTAGGTATCCAGCTCGTTGAAGTAGGATACGCGCAGGGCAAGGTAAGTATTGACAAACAACTTGGTCGCCTCTGCTTCCGTGGTCTCCATAAACAGCACCGGGATTGAGGTCTTGATCGCACCTTGCTGAAGAAGCGCGGCGAAAGTCTCAGCAGCAGGCTGATTCTTCTCATCCGCACCAACAATAATCCGGCTGGGATAGAGGTTATCATACAGTGCCTTTGATTCCCTTAAGAACTCCGGGCTGAAAATGATATTATCCATTCCCATCTTCTCGCGGACATGTACCGTGTATCCAACCGGGATAGTAGATTTGATTACGATGGTGGGCTTTTCTTTCCGATCCTCAGTTGCCTCTTTGATGAGAGACAGCACGCTCTCCACAGCGGAGCAATCAAAGAAATTCGTCTTCGGGTCATAGTTCGTCGGCGCAGCGATGATAATGAAGTCAGCCGTAGAATAAGCGGAAGTCGCATCTGTGGTAGCCGTCAAGCTCAGTCCTCTTGTTTCATGCTCCGCCATATATTTTTCTATGTACTCATCCTGGATAGGCGATTCCCAGCGGTTGATCTTATCCACCTTTTCCGGAATGATATCCACAGCAGTCACATCGTTGTGCTGAGAAAGCAAAACCGCAAGGGAAAGACCCACATATCCAGTACCGGCCACAGCGATCTTTTTTCGCTCGACGGCAGCCATCTCCGCCTCATCGTCCACAATGACGTCCGAAGGCTGAAAGCCCAGGACCGCACAGAGAGAAAGAAGCTGATCAACGGACGGGCTATAATCTCCCGACTCAAGGCGTGACAAAATAGAACGGTTTATATTGGCTTTATCCGCAAGGGCAGTCTGAGAAAGCTTGAGCGTCTTTCTTCTGCTGGCCACTGTTTCGGATAGCAGTTTCAAAGATAAGTGTTTCATTGGAACCTCCTGTTGCTAATAGCGTCAACTATGTTCAGCAAGCAACGCATCTATTGTAGCAACTATCGCTTCCGAAATCAATAGTTTTGTTGCAGATAAAGTATGAAAACTTTATGAATCGCTGCTGTTTATGTATTTTTCTGTTGCTATCAGCGTCATGCGGTTCGAATGTAATGTCGCTATCAACGACAAAAAAGCCCACCTGCTCTGTTTTCAAGCTTGGAATCTCTCCCAGACCAGAAAGCAAAGCAGGTGGGCAAGCAACTTCACTCGGCCGCAATCCCGTCCTCTTTCACCACAATCTCCGTCGCGGTTTCACTGACTGCCAGCAGCTCTTCTTCCTTCACGTTCCGACCCTTACAGCCGCTCCCGTTCCGCTTCTCCCTGCAAATCCAGGTCTTGATCTTCATCCCGCCTGGACCGTTGACCGTCCGCCTCGTCATAGGGGCTCCACACTCGCCGCAGAAGACTTTCCCGTATAAAAAATGTGGCTGACCACCTCTGTGACCAACCACTTCTGTCAGTTCATTATTCCTTTTTAGCTTCTGCTGAACTGCGTCCCATACCGCAGGAGCGATGAGCGCCTCATGATCCCCTATCAGGTATTTGCTCTCAAAGGGTACATTCGGATCAGGTCGCTTGGTTATCAAATCCTTCGGATGCGTCTTTTGCAGAAGCTTATCGCCACGGTAGGTTTCGTTTTTCAAAATGTATAGGATGTTATTGCGGGACAGCCGGGTACCTTTCCGCGTCTGGACTCCGATGTCCGCAAGCTGTCTCCTGATCTCCTCGATGGTCTTGCCCTCCAGAAACAGTGCGTAGATGAGTCGGATGGCATCAGCATCATCATTCGGCACCAGCTTGCCGTCTACACAGTCATACCCGAGGATGCGATTGTTGCCGAGGTTGTACTCGCCGCGCTTAACCCTCTCCCGCTGGCCCCATTTCATATTCTCAGAAATGCTCCGGCTCTCATTCTCCGCGATGGCGGACATGAGGGAAAAGATGAAGGAACTTGTCGTATCAGCTGTGCTGATGTGCTCTTTCTCAAACTCAACGATCACATTCTTCAGCCTCAGCATGTCCGTGTATTTCTTGCATTCCGCCACATTGCGGGAGAACCGGGAAACACTCTTACAGAGGATCCGGTCGATGTTACCTGCCAAGGCACTGTTTATCATCTCCATGAACTGCGGCCGCTTCTCTGCGCTAAGTCCTGAGAGGACGTCTGAGTAAACGCCCACCAGTTCCCAGTCGGAACGGAGGCTGATGAGTTCCATGTATGCCTTCTGCTGCTCCTCCAGACTGTCTTCCTGATCATCCTTTTCCGTACTCACACGGCAGTACACGGCGACCCGCGTTTTCCTGTTCTCCCGCTGAGCGGGAATTCTCGTTATCTGCATATCAGCATGCCTCCTTCTGCGCTATGGGCATCTTCAGCCCCATCAGGTGCTTGTACTTGTTTTTGACCTCGCCATTCCTTACCCGGTCTAAGTAATCGCTGTAGAAATCAGAATAGCGGGTCGGGCAGTAGCGTTTCTCGGAGAAATTCATCTCCACAACGCTTGTCTCCCCGTCCCGCCATTGAATGGTTACCTGGTCTTCGCCGAGCTTGATTTCTTCCACGCTGTCATCCAGCCAGTAGAAATCGACTCTGTCCTTTTTCTCTCCGAACTTCTTCTCGTAGGCTCTAATCATCGCCTCGTCCAACACATTCTGGATGAGAAGGTAGCTCCTGCATCCGCCCTCTCCGTAGCAGCCCCAGCCGCCGTTCTGGATCTTTACTCCGTCATAGAAGAAGTTGTTCAGACCCCCGTGCATCAGAGGCTTGCCGCAGTGCGGGCAGCGGAGCATGTCTCCGTACGGGTAGGTGCTGTTCCCGTCCGAGACCTTCCGCATTGCGAAAATCTTCTGCGCCTGATCGAAAACGCGCCGGTCGACGATCGCAGCATGCGCCTTCTCAACGTGAAACTGTGGAACCCTGCTGTCCCTGTTCCGGATCTGTCTGTGCGTGAGATGATTTTCGATGTAGGTTTTCTGGAGGATTACATCACCGGCGTACTTCTCGTTTTTAATCATCCGATCCAGTTGCAGCCGCTTCCAAGTGTCTCCAGCAGGTGGCTTGATGCCCCTTGCGATCATGTCGTTCATGATTTCCATCGGAAGATCCCCATGCACGAAACGCTCAAAGACTTCTCGGACAATCGCTGCCTCGTCCTCCTGGATCAGGTACAGCTCATCATCCGTATGGTAAAAGCCGTAGAGTGGAACCTTGACTTCCTGCCCTGATTCAAACCGCTTCCGGATGCCCCATTTCACGTTCTCGGAAATGCTCCGGCTCTCCTCTTGGGCGAAGGATGCCATGATACTCAAAACCATTTCTGACAAGGAGTCCGCTGTGTCAATGCCCTCTTTCTCAAAAAGCACCTCTACGCCATGGCTCTGTAGCTCCCGCACCGTCTGAAGCGTGTCGACCGTGTTTCGGGCAAAGCGGCTGATACTCTTGGTTATGACGTAGTCCACCTTTCCAGCTTTGCAGTCCTCGATCATCTGCTGGAACTGGACTCTGTGCGTCATCGAAGTCCCGCTCAGGCCTTCATCGGCGTATATGTTCACCAGATCCCAGTCCCCGCGCTGCGCCGCCCTATACCTGAATGCCTCCATCTGGTTGTCGAGGCTTTCCAACTGAGCGTCCTTGTCCGTGCTCACACGGCAGTAGGCAGCAACGCGCTTGCGGGATGCGACCTGCGGTTGCTCAATTCTTGTTACTGTTCTCATGTGTTCCTCCCTCATTCAGAAGTTCATTCCCCGCCCTCAAAAACTCCAGATCCGCTAAGCTCGGCCGCTTGTGGGAATTAAGGATGTCCCTCTTGATGATCTCCTGCACCCAGTCGAAAAGCTGGGGGCTCACAATGGGCTCGTGATGCCCGGTCAGGTAGTACCGATCTCGGAGACCGTTGTTTCTGACCTGCTGGCCCGGCACCAGGCTAACTGTTTTATGGGAGTAGTAATCCCCCTTGTAAGCCACATTCGTCAGCAGGTACCTCAGTCGTTGCTGTCTCCACCTGTTACCGTCTGTCTCCATTTCATTCAGTGCCGCCAGAATGTCTCTGTAGCATTTCCCTTCGGATGCCATGCGGAAAGCCTCTCTCACTCTTGGTGCTTCCTCCTCGTTGATAACCCATTTATTATCACCGCCGTTTTTGTAACCGAAGGAAATCTGGCCGAAGGGCCTGCCCTCAAGAACATGCTGCTCATGAGCTTTAAGGGAATGCTGGCTGATGCTGTGGCTTTCCTCTTCCGCGATAGCGGCAAAAATGTTCAGAACGAGGGCGCTCTTTTCATCCTGGGAGTTGAGGTTTTGCTCTTCAAACAGAACGTTCACACCGAGGCTGTTCAGCTCCCTGATCATCTCCGCACATTCCGCCATGTTCCGGGCGAAGCGGGAAATGGACTTTGTGAGGATGAGGTTGACCTTTCCAGCCCTGCAATCGTCCAGAAGGCGCTGGAGTCCAGGTCGACCGGCTTTCTTCAGACCGCTCCTGCCCTTATCACCGTAGATGCCCACAAGTTCCATGTTGGGGTTGGCTTTGATCATATCGGTGAAGTAGGCAACCTGAAGTTCGTAGGAGCCATTCTGCGTTTCCATATCCGTGCTGACTCGGCAGTAGGCTGCCGTTTTAATCTTTTCCATTCTGGTCTCCTTTCCAGCGTTTCCCGCTGTTTTCCACCCCTTGGGGCAGTACTATAAATCACTCTGTTTCGAACTCATATCAAGTCTTTTAGCGATATTTCTACCTTATATAAGCGGGAAATATGCGGGTCTTATTGAACGATTTTTCTTGCGATTATCGGCACAAAATTTGTTCATTATGGACAGCTATTTCCCGGTTGATTTCGATGTAAAAAAGCGAGGGGGAGCGATAATGCTCCCCCTCAAAAGGTCAAATCATCTTGGCGTATGCGAGGTAGATCCAACCGTTGCGCTGTTCCTTATAGGCTTTCAGCAAGCCCCAGCCGTTCTCCTCATCCACGATGGTATAGACACCCGGCTCGATATAGCCGTAAGAGGCGTAAGAGGTAGATGGGCCTTTCCGGTAGTTCAGATCGGAGATGGTAATCCGCACAAGGTACGGAGTGAAGGAAGTTTGAAGCTCCGGATATACCTGATTGCCGTTATCATCGAAGGCAGCATATCCAGGATTCGCGTTCACACAGTTCTTGGCATTCTGGAAAACCGTGAACGCTCCGATCTGGCTGGACTTATCAGTCCAGGATTTCCTGACACGATAGTATTTCGTGACGGCAGAGCCGGAGGGAGTTGTAGGTGTGGCTGTCGATCCAGCGGAATCATACGCTGGCCGCCCATAACCGAGGATGCGGCTATTGTTCAGAGCGTAGCTGCGACGAGCCACCATATCGCTGGTGTTGCCCTCAATGGTGTAGACCTTGCTGCCGTCCACCTTTTCGACAATTCCTGTGTGGGAACTGTTGTCGATGCTCGTCCCGAAGAAGATCTGGTCGCCGGGCTTGGGGTCGCTGGTGTGGAACTGTCCCTTGTTTTTGTAATACCGCAGAGAATAGGTGCATCCGGCACCGGCACTCTTCTCCGGCTGACAGGTCAGTCGCAGCGCATTCTCATATCCAAAAGCAGTCAGGAAACACCAGTCGACAAACATATCGCACCAGGCATAGCCGTTCTTCTTGCCGTTGTACCAGTTCGGATACTTCTGGTCGAAGTCACGGGCATACTTGGTGTAGTTGGCAGACCCAGCGTTAGCGGTCTTATCATCCAGGTTGGAGTTGCTCGCCTTCTCCTTGTATCCCAGTTCTCCGATAGCCACAGCGATGAGCTTTTCGGCTGTACATCCGGTTTCTGTCTTCTGCTCGGAAGGTGTGGCCGGGGCGACAGCAGAGCCAGCATATTTCTTGAAGAACTCTTCACCGTATCCGGCTCTTTTCACCTGTACCGCCTCAGACTGATCAGCCGGACGCTCGAACTTCAGTAGGACAGCGTCGGAGGCTTCCCGGACTGTTTTCGCTGTGGTCAGGACCTTCCAGATCGCTGTGAACTCGTCCCGCATTTCCTTGAGGAAATAATCGACCTGCATCTTCCAATCGGAGATGCTCATGCCCTGAGCTTTGGCATAGTTCAGGAGTCCTTCCTTCAGAGACCAGTAGGTCCACTGGACAAGGCCATAGCCTGCGGAATCATGGACGAAGTTCGTATATGATCCGTTATCTACGGCTGCCGTATACTGGCTATCGGAAAGCCCCAGGGATTTTTCATAAGTGTTCTGGAGATTATCTGACCGGAGGCTGCTCTCCGCGTGCATATTACCCATCACACCGGCAACACCGTAAGGATTCTGGATTGCCGCGTACAGCTGATCCCAGATGGCCTTTGCATCGTCCAAAGTTGAAACCGTGCCGCTGACTGGAATTTCTGTAGCGGGTGCATCCGCCACAAGGATCGCCGCCACATCATTGCGCACTGTTTCCATGGTCACACCGTATCGCTTGCTCCAGTGCTGAATATCACCGTGGTTGGAACCAAGACCGAGACTGTGACTTCCGGTGTGATCGATAATGGTCGGAACCTTCAGACCGTTGTAGCTGATCGTACCCTTCGGATCGATGCCGAACATCTTACACAGATAGGCCGTCATCTCACAGGCTTCCTTGTAGACAGCGTTCCAGTAGCTTTTGTCGTTCAGTCCATCTTCGCAGATTTCAAACTGGATATGCGTGTCGTTGCAGGAACCTTTTGATCCGCTGCCGCAACCCCACGGACGGTAATCCCAGGGCATGGTCTGCACGGCAGCTACAGTTCCATCCGCCAACTTCCCGATCCAGAAGTTCAGCCCGGCCTGACGGTCGATATGATTCCAGTCGTTGTTGTAGGCGTTCTTTCCAAGCAGGTTCAGAAGTTCGGTACGATTGGCGGCATTATCATCCGGCTGGACGTAACGCTTGAGGTTAGGATTATTGGCTCCGGTGCTATGCCACAGGACACCTTTCGGGGTGAACTTTCGTGTTCCCTTATAGCAGGTGCTCTGGGTCATCATGCAGACCAGAGGCTTATTCTTCTCACTATACTTCATGGATTTCTCCTTTCTCCCTGCCGACTGCGGGGCTTTAGGGCAAAAAGAAAGAGCAGAGGTTGTGAGCCCCTGCCCTTCAAGCTCCCTCTATCTTTCCTCGGACACTTATCCGGGGATTGACAACCGAGAGATCAATTTTTCTTTGCGTTTTTTCCGTTCTCATAGAGAATGAAGCTCCCATCAGTCAGATGGAGCCAGTCGTTCTGGATATCCAGGACATCCACAACAGCTCCGGCATCGAGGACGGTAAGCTTTTCTGCTTTCAGTGACGGGGCCTTACGGACATTCATCTTGCAGGTAAGGGTATATTTCTCTGCAGCCGGTGCCTCCATCTTCTCCTCTTCAGCGGGAACAGCTGTGGCGACAGCGCCCTGGTAGACACACTCTCCTTCGCAGAGCACTTCGCCGCCTTCTGCGTCCCCCAGCTTTTTCGCAGCAGCCAGGGTTTTCAGTTCCTTGACGGTCTCGCCGTCCTTCACAACGGTATAGATCTTAGACATTCGTATTTCCCTCCTTGATCTTTGCGATAAGCGCCTCGCCCGCGCCGGTCACGATTGCGTTGATGTCCACGTTGGCTGCCTTCAGCACACCGATGCCGGATTCGGACATCTTGGCGAGAGTGCCCTCCAGCAGGAGCTTACCAAGGTTCGTAATCTCATCCTGGGTCAGCTTTCCATCGGTGCTTGCTTCTTTCAGACCGTCCACTACAGTCTGCTGAAGCTCCCAGACTGTCTGCTCGGCGGCATTGGTCAGCTCGCCGATTGCAACGTTGATGGTATTCAGCTTCTGTGTCTTGCTGATCTGAGCAAGCAGCCATGCGCCTGCAACACCGATCAGGGTGACGGCGAGGTTCGCCAGCACGCTCACAATGGTCTCGATAATGACAGTATTCATAGTCTTCTCCCTTCTCCGTTTATCGCCCGGCGGCAAGTTCAGCCCTCACAGAGGGTAAAATAAAAAACACGGTCTCCCGTGCTTCTTCCTTCTCGGCTCCGCAAATCTATCCATTTTGCTGATGATTGTTTAAATCCTGTGGTCGCGGCTGAGTTCCTGATACAGCTTGCGGATGTATTCCGTATCCTGAGTAACGATGCCATTGGTGATCTTCTTCTCCTTGACGTATTTCTCGTACTCCTCTGCTACATTCAAGACGTTAGTCCATTCGTCCGAGGAGTGCTCAATCCCAGCCCGCGCTTCCCTGGCGAAGGTCAAGATGCACTGCCGATGGCTGTTCACCCACATATCGAGAATCTGTTTCTCCACAGCGGCCAGACGCTTTTCCGTCGCGCCGTTGACCTTCTTGCCAATCCAGCCCAGGAACTTGTCCCAGGGATTCAGCTTAAGCGGGCTGATCTGAATCAGTGACAGCAGCACCGCAATGCCCGCTGCCACATACCCCGCGTTCAATTGTGAAATGATTTCCTGGAAGCTCATTCGTTTCTCCCTTCCCGCCCACCATGGGGCGAATTATAGTCTCCTCAAAAATGCCTCGATAAAGGTTGCTTCATATTCGTGTGCTTGCCAGCACGGATGAGAATCGCCAGTAGGTGCGTGCCCTACAGCAAAAGTCGTCCTGCGAAGGTCATAGGCTTTCTTGCACAAGCCCTGATCGGTCTCTCTGCCCAGCGTCATAACCGGCGTCTGATCGCTTCCCATCATATCCAGATAAGGAATACCCCACTTTCTGGCAAGCTCCCTCTCCGCATTCCTGTAGCTCACACTCGATCCGTTCGTAATGATCATGCCCACATGCGCCCAGGGACGGTTGGTCAGAATCCATTCCAACACAACGTTCCATGCTCCGTAGAATGTCTCATTTGTGGTATCATCAATCGTACCGAGGTTTGTATGCCCGGCGTCATTGATTCCGAACCAGAGCGTGATGTAGTCCACATCCTCTGGGATCGTCAGATAACGCTCCAGAGAGAATGGATTTCTGGTCTTGATATTCACATTCTCCGGGTCCTCGACATAGGTCTTATCCAACGCCATGATAGAACCAGAAATAGCGTCATTGATGACTTCCATATTGTTGCGACGTCCGATAAAGAGAGGATACGTTTTGATTTTCCCCTGATACGGCTCATCTGTGAAATACTTGTCGTCCTCAGTTGATCCACCAGAAGTAAAGCTATCGCCGGTTGCAAACCATTTCTTGCTCCACAGCACGTTGCTTTGCGCCGCAAGATTCACCTGCTGCCTTAGTACTTCAATTTCAGTCGCCTGGGAATCTTTCTCAGCTTTCAGTTGTTCGATCTCATTTGTCATCGCGATGATTTCTTGGCTATACACGAAGGCTGTCGGCATTACCTCAAACACCTGATAACTGTTCGTAAGCTTGGTGTTCTCCGGAATTCCGGAAACATCCCAGTTCTCATTTCCGAAAAGCATTAACCAACACAGTAATTCGTCCGACGTTGAAATACCTTCACGTTCAGCCTGTGCTATATACACATCGAAGTCCAATAGATATTTCTTGCTTCCTATTTCGGTGATAGCCGAAGAAGGATACACATATGAGTGGCTGCCAAAGCTGGCACCGAAGTTCACAGCTATAAGCTTGAAACTATATCCTTCCAATTCGTCTCGCTTCAAAACCAGCTTCTTACCCTTTAGGTCTCCAACTGTTCCAATCTGTATGCTAAATCCCTGTCCTGTAGTAAGTAAGCAGTCATTTCCGAATTTGACTTCAACTACTCCACTAGACGGCTCAAGTTTCACTTTCAGATTGTTATGCGTTGAGTAGACACTCTTTCCGAGCACTTGAATTCCAGCATTAGTGCTATTCTCTGAGTTCACAGCATTCCCGGAACGCTCGGCATAACCGGCTGACTGGGCATAATCTGACTTATACGCCTGCTTTGCCTGGTGTGCTCTTCTTGCTGTCGCAACGATTGGCGTCGTAAAATCATCTGATTCTCTCTCTGAAGCTTCATCGCAAACAGCAAGTATAAACTCATACACCTGTCCTGTTTCTGGCACAAAAGTACATTTCTGCCACTTGAACGGGATCATAGAAACACAAACCTGAGACCATTCCCGTTCATCTATTGCTTCCACCAGTTTTTGCACCTGTGGAAGCTCCTCTGACATATTTAAAGGAAATTCATTATATCCTTCGGCTACTGTCAGGTTATAGGATATCGTGCTAAAGGGCAGTGTACCATCAGACATTAGGCCATCGCCATTCAGATCATCTATTGCGCCTCCGCCTCTCGTACTGGAAGAGCCGACACTAATATTGAAAACTCCGCTTATCGGAGACATAATCTGGACAATCAATCTTTTTCCAAGAATAAAGTCCTTAAAATCCTGAACAGGAAAATGACTACGGGCCATAATTGATCCGCCAGCGTAATCCTTCACAATATCAGCCGTGAACTTTGCCGCCCTTGCAGTACCCCGCTCGTCACATATATCTTCTACTCCGGGGATGGTGGATCCAGACTCACCAGTCGCTAATACGACAATACTGTTAGTAAGTGGAAATCTATGCTGGAGTGTGAAAGGTCTAGAAAAGCCTTTCATAGTACTAGCTAGTGAATCAAATTTCTCATTCCCAAGCCCTACACGCCCGTCTACGATCTCAGCACCGACAGAACGAATTGCCGCTCCCAGAGTCTCATGTGTATTGCCTTCCGCATCAACCCTGGCATCAAGGATTTCTGTATCTCCTGCTCCCGTCCCCGCCGCCAGCACCGCGTCCATACGAGTATTTAAGACCGCCGCTGTCTGATCGAAGGATGCTTTCTGCTGCGTCATTGCAGTCTGCGCCTGCGTGACTGTCTGCGTCAGGGTTTCTGTGGTTTCTTCCAGACTAGAATCGACGTATTCCTTGGTTTGCTGGTTATCCTCCCTGATTGCAGCCTCAGTAGCATCATTATCCTGCCTTATTGCAGCCTCGGTTGCGTCGTTATCCGCTCTGATCCGGGCTTCCGTAGCCGTCAGCTGATCAGACATATCCTTTATCTGCTGGCTATAAAGGCTGTGGAGCATCCAGTAGTTTGTGTCCGTGATTGCCGTCCCAGAGGGTACTGCGCGTCTTGCAATATAGCTGTCGCCGCTGGTTTCCTCCAGCACGATGGACAGCATTTCATAGCTCTTCGTTTGCTCCCACACACCGCAGTGTTTCGGGACGATCCTCTTTCCGATATACTTTGCCATAATGAAAATTCTCCTTCCGTAAAGCACTTGATTTCATACATCAGAAAAAAGTGCTCTACGGAGGAGAATCCGAATAAGGCTTTATTTTACAAGGGAGGAGTACCCCCCCCCCGCTTTAGTACGCTAAAGTGCGCCATCTCATACCTCCGTGAGTTCCGGGACGAGAGCTCTATAAGCTGCGTCGCCGATTTGGTAGTATCCTTCCGTGCTGGGGTGGACGCCGTTGGTTCCAACCAGCTCGGTTGATGTGCTCCTTGTGTTCACCGTCTTGCTCTGGCGTGGCATATTGTACTCACTGTCGAACTGCCCGGAGATGTTGATGAACTCCACATAGTCTTTGAACTCATCCTCGTTCGCCATCTCCTGGTAAGCGAGGTTCATATTCATAACCGACCGGACGAGCCCGTACCAGTTAGAATACTGGCTATTCGCGCCGTAACTATGCCCACATCCTCCGTTAACGGAAGGAAGCTGGATACCCATCATCTTTACCTTGGCGTTCGAATACTGCTCATGGAGAATGCGGATCAGCCGCTTAGCATTTGTCACATGGGTGGCAATCAGGCTCTCACTGCTTTCATAATGCGAAGCCGCCATGCCGTTCCAGGAAAGGAGCGTCACCATATAGTCCACCCGATCAAAGCCGTTCCGTTCACAGTAGGTGCGGAAGTTGACTTGTCCTTCATCGCTGTCCCAGAAGGGATTACCCTCTGCGTACACCGTTTCATCGTAGGCGATGTCTGCTGTATGCGTAGCGTTCTGATAGTGATGAAGCGTACCAGCGCCAATCGGCATCGGTGCCGTATGGTCCTGATACCGGGTGAACTTGATGCGTCCTGTCTCGATGGTTTCCATCGACCAGATATTACCTGAGCCATCTTCCCAGAGACTGTGCTGATCAGTGCTGTCCTTGTCATGGGACCCATAGACCCACATTCCCAGCTTTGTTGCTGTCGGGGCACTCAGATAACTGCCCCAGGTCCAACCGCCGTACCCTTCATATCCGCACTCTCCGTTTTTCTTCGTACCGATGAAGCGGATATTAGAAAGGCCAAGGCCAGCGGGCGTCCCTCCCGTTTCCGTCAGCCTACGGAGTGCCTCCTTACACCAGGTGCCGCTGCCAGTCAGACTATCGCCGACACAGAGGATGTTCTTTCGAAGCGAAGGGGTCTCGCCGACTGCGTGGATCCGAAGAACCGTTGTGCCGGTGGCGAGGATATTATCAAGGTGGTCTCTCACCCTTACCGTGAGCGTATGATCGCCAACATTGTCCGCTACTGGCGTCACCTCAAAATACCGTGGCGTGTTCTTGCCGATGTCACAGCGGAACTCAATGTTGTAGTTATACGGATTCGGATGCTCTACGATTCCTCTGTAGAACAGCTGCAGCGTATCGCCTACGACAGCATGAAAAACATCCGGGAGAACAACCCTCGGAGGAAGTTCAAATGTTGCCTTCTCCGACATGGCTTCTTCAATCTTCGCCTGGGCTTCGTCTGCAGCGATTGCTCTGACTGGCTCCTCGAATTCTCCCAATCCGTAATGCTCTGACTTCTTTGCGATTAAGAAGTCAACTTTGCTGGTGTTATCTTGTTCGGGATCGTAAAGAGCCATCCAGCTCGTGACCTTTTTCATCATTGCAGCATAGGACGGACTATCGGTTGAATTGTAGGCCACTACTCCGTAGGTTGGAGGACGTAAAATCGTTCCGCAGCTGCCGCCCATAAAGGAGACCTGCTGATCGCAGGAGAATCCGGCATACAGTTCCGCTTCTTCTGTGTTCTCGATCAGTTTGGAAAAGTGGAACTCAATCTTCCGCCACTCGCCCGGCGCAATGTGGACATTCGACATCACCTCATCCACAAGCACATCACCTTCACGATTTCCTAAGGTGATAAAGCAACGAACATTCTCGACATAATCCTCGGTGCTTCTGTTTTTTACGGAGAAAATCAGTGTATCGAAATCTGTCGGATGCCCGATAGGGCAAGCCCAGCCGATGAAAGTTGAGTAATTGTATCGTTCTACAACATCGGTTACAGGGAGCGGATTCTGCTTGTTTATATAGATGTCCTCTTTCTGAAACTGGTCGACAAGCATCTTCCACTGTTCTACTTCGTGAATTCTATCTTCATGGTTTTCGGCAACACCAAGAAGATACTCTGTCGTAAACACGCCCTCCTGAACTCCCGCCATTTCCACATAGATTTTCTTATGGCTTCCCCTGCTGTAGTCTTCTAATGACGGGAAATTCCCCGATGTTGCATACCAACTCACCACCCCATCATTTTCGGCATAGCCAAACCCTATAGAGCAGGGAGTATTTCCATCAATTCCTACATAGATGGTCTCTCCCTCTTGCAGCTTAATATGCGGGATAAGGCAAGTAACATACTCCTCCTGCGCAGGTTCAATATTCACATCCAAGTATTCCTGGAACCGAATTGCCGCATCCGTCTTTTCTCCAATCGCCACGGTGATTCTCAGTTTTGTAATCGCTCTCTCCCTGGCAGTCACATAAAAGCGAAGGCAAGTGACGTTAATGTCCGCAGGCGCTTCAAACTGCGAAATCCATCCACTGAAGCTTGAATCCGTATAAGCATAGATAAACTTACCCTCGTGAAGTTTATACTCATGCAGTCTGAAAATCCCGGCATCATAGGTTTCAGCCATCTTCTGCAGAAACAGATCACCGGCTTCAATCTTTGCCCTTGGGAGAATATCCCGGATATGAGTTCCGAGGGAATCGTATGCATTTCCATCTGCATCCACGCGGGCATCCGCAATCTCTGTCGAGCCATCGCCGGTTCCGGCCGCCAACACCTCGTCCATTCGAGCGTTCAGCTGCTGTGCAGTCGCATCAAAAGACGCCTTCTGCTGGGTCATCGCGGTCTGAGCCGCCGTCACCCTCTGGGTGAGGTCAGTGGTGGTCTCCTCTAAACTCTCATCCACATGCTGCCTCGTTGCAGCATTATCTTGACGGATTGCGCTTTCGGTTGCGTCATTATCCTGGCGGATCGCCGCTTCCGTCGCATCGTTGTCCGCCTTGATAGCCGCTTCGCTCTGGGTGATATGCTGTTCCAGTAGATCCATCTGCATATTGAAATCCGAGCACAGCGCCCAATATTCTGTCTGAGAGATGTCCGTTCCGACGGGCACGGTCTTCCGGCTGATATAGCTGTTGCCGCTCGCCCTGTCGTAAACGACGCTCTCCATTTCATATTCTTTGGCATTGTCCCAGTAACCGCAATGCTTGGGAACAATCCGCTTTCCTACATACCTTGCCATTTACGTCTCCTCCCTGTAATCCACGACCAGGTTGCCCTCATCGTCCATTCCAAAGATCAGTCCGAGTCGTTCATCCGTCTCAAAAACCAGATAACCGTCGTCGTTGATGCTGGTCTCCACAAGCTCTGTGTTGATGCGATCCACTACGTCCGAGTAGGAGCCAGTTCCTAGCCCCAGCCCGTCATCCGAGTTGATTCCGAAGTACCCGTCCTCCGTAGTGAAGCATTCAAACACACCGTTCCGCACCGCCTCCGCCACAGAAGCGTAGGTCGCTGTCAGGATCTTTCGGTTCTTATTTGCCGCCCGTTCTACGTAGAGAGTGAAGCTGAAAGAGCCGAGGATATCTCCATCCGCATCCAGCATCACCAGGTCAACCGGATACCGGCCACTCACCTCGGTCATGAAGTCCGTTATGGTGATCACCAGCCGGTTGTCCACCAGCGCAACCTTGTCGTTGTGCAGGGCTTCCGTGCTATACTGAAAAAGCCTGCCGTCTGGTCTGGTTCCGGAGTAAGCCAGGATGATATTAGCCGGGATAGTGTACTCCACCGCATTGGCATAGAGCGTGCATCGTACCTTCCGGCTCTTGTGGTCAAACTGCTTCACATGAACGACAGGAGGCACCATATGCTCCGTCAATGAAAGCTCAATATCCTGATAAATGGATACCGCGCCGATCTGAATGATATCTGCCAATTAGCTGCCTCCTTCCTCCGGTTCTGCGCCGGGATTATCGTTTGTTCCTGGTTCTTCACCACTTTCGCCGCCACCTTCGTTACCTGGATTCACCGGGTCTTCCGGATCAATGGGATCATCTGTGCCTGGATCAGTCGGTTCATTTGAGCCAGGATCGGTTGGGTTTTCACCGCCTCCTTCACCGGGATCAGCTGGGTCTTCACCACCACTCTCACCGGGATCCTCTGGATCAGTAGGATCAGGAGGCGTGGTGTCGGGCTCATACCCGATGTTCACCCATTCGGAGCCGTTCCAAAGCTTCAGACGGTTTTCTATGGTGTCGACCCAGAGGTCGTTCAGAGAGGGGTTTAGCGGGGCCAGCCCTGACTTGGTAATCGTATCCTGATAGATGATTGTCTGGCCGCTACCGCCATGGAGCCCGTCAAAGTCAATAGCTGTTGTCCAGGTCGTGCCTCCGTCCGTGCTGACAGCAATCCCGTAATCGCCAGTCCGGTACTGACCAATCTTGATCTGCTTGATACCGTCCACCATGATGATGGCGTCGTTCTCCCAGTAGAACTGATCTGTTCCGAGTATCTTTACCAGGGCTGTCCGCAGGGTACCAGAGCCGAGGAAGCTGGCATTCACGCCGACCGCTTCAACTGCCGTTTTCACCACATGATCCGTTGTATCCCAGCCAAGTCGCCAGGTCTGCCCGCCGTCCGTAGAAATGAAGAAACCCCGAATGCCGCTCTTCCAGGCATAGGCGCTGTCCTCAATTCTCTCGCTGGTATGTGCATAGCGGATGGTCGATCCATCCTCCTCCACTCCAGAAGAATAGTGCAGGCCGAACAGCCCACTTGCCAGTGCGTTGAAGTATTCCTGCTGGACAGTCAGGGTGCGGATGTCCGTCACCTGCGTCTCCACACGGTTCACCGCTTCCGTTGCCAGCTGTGCTTCGTCTCGAAGGCTGCCGAGGGAACCGGACAGTGAACTGTTTCGGCTGTACACAGCAGCATTGGAGAGCGTGATGCTTTTATATCGTTCCAGAAGAACGTCATACTCTGTCTCCGTGACCTTACAGCTCACTTCAATGCCGAGCTTGGAGATATACACGTGGACTGTATCGCATAGGCTGACCCGTTCCGCTTCCGCTATGTCTCGGTATCCGGGCGTCTGCCACAGCTGGAAGAAATCGATCTTGATGTCGATGTCCGGCTCGGTGAGGCTGGTGTTCTTGAGGTAGGATTTCACATAGTTCCTCAGCTGTGCCTCGGTGGGCTTCTCCTCAAAGTGACTGGTGCAGTCCAGGACGGAGATCTTTTCGTATGGCCCGTCATGCTCGATGGTCATGACCTTCTCCGGCAGTTCCATGAGCGTACCATCCTCTGAATGCTTCCAGTACGGATGCACGCCCGTGATCATATTCTCGATGGACCGCTCCATCTTAAAATCGATCAGGTTCTTACCGTAGACGATCTTCACACCGTGATCCGCACCTCTGTGTCCATGGAGCATGGCTGTGTACATATCCCACTCATACTCTCCACCGTAGGTGTCCAGCATAGAGCCGTCCATCCCGCCGAGGCAGCCTCGCACCGTTGCCGGGCTCGTGATCGTGAAGGCAGCAGAGCTGTCGATGTCCGTCCAGAAGTCAAAGGGACAGTCCGTGGTCGTGTAGTTCTTGATCGCCGTCATGGCCGCCTGGCTCCCTTGCGCAGAAAAAGGACTCACCGTGATGAAGTTCTCTTGGTACTGGATGTGCCGGGCCTGGACTTCCAGAAGTCCTGTCAGCGGCGTTGTGATCTTGTAAATGCGGAAAGGCTGTGCTGTGGCACGTTCACTCGGCTTCGCCAGAATGATATTCCCTTCGACTACATCCTCCGCATGGATGCCGAAGGACGGATAACCCATCTTCAGCTCATAGGCTCCGTTCCGCTTTTCCGTCACATAGCAGGACAGCGCATCGCAGAGCTTGCCGATCCCGTTCGTGGTAAAGGCCGTTTCTGTTTCTGTATAAAGGCAAGGGATCATAGCGTCCACCACCTCGGAGTGATCTCCACATGGTCGATATTTCCGCTCCATGCGATGTGGTTCTTTCCAGGCTTCAGATCTGGGAAGTCCTCGCTCTTCACATAGCCGTTGCAGAAGCCGTTCTGGTCATAGGCGTTGTGGGTCTCGCAGTTCAGGTCGATATAGCCATCATTGGCGAGGATCTGGATGACCTCATCCCCGATGTAGATGTTGCCCTCTCCGCTTCCGTAGACACGGAGGATGGGCTTGGCGTGGAACTCGAAAGGATTCTTGATGGTCGTCTCTCTGGTGAGCTGGAGCTTCCTCTGCCCATCCACGCTCCACCGCTGGGGCTGGCAATGGAACACAAGCTTCATCGTCGCTCCCTTGCCCCTTTTCGGCTCGAAGGCAATCGCCTCTTTACAAATGCCCATACGGAAGAAGTCCGGGTCGTAAGTGTCGTGAAGCACCTGGTAGCCAGCGGGTGACAGCAGCCAGCTCTTTACAGAGGCTGTGCGCGGAGCAAGGCCGTCAAAGAAGAATGCATCGTAACTGATATCCAGGTTTTTGTACCTTCGCTCTCCAGCTTTTGCATTATCCCGCACCAGGTCGCCGTTCTTGCCGGGGATCGTCTGAAGCTCCACATCCACGGCCGGGCTGTCATACACACCGGGGCCGGAGATATAGAGCAGGAAGTCCTTGCTGTTTTTCCCGGCAAAGGTCAGGTAGTTGCGGGTATACCGCGTCTTCAGTTCAAACAGGCTCATATCCGAGTCTGATAAAACCGGCATTCTCTGCATTGGGATCCTCCTTTCCGCGCCCCTTTGCTCATCTTTTGGAGCCCCGGCGCTTGTATGTAAAAGAGGAAAACCCGGCGCAGGGTTACTTGCCCCACACCGAGTCGTCCTCGTTCAGCATTTCGTTGATCCGATGGACGATGGTGTCCGCCAGATCGTTGTCATTCTTTGCCTCGTAACCGTTGACCACAACCGATAGCCCGCCCAGATTGACAGTGCGGTTGTTGGTTACGCCTCCGGCTGCCGCCCCTGCCATTGCCAGCTGCGCACCTCCGATCTCCGGAATGGTCAGCCCCGTGAAGGCGGAACCCACAGTTCCAGCAAGGTCTCGGATCGTACTCAGCAGCACCTTTTTGCTGTCCTTAATGCCCTTCGCCAACAGCTCCATGAAGTCCGGCATATACTCATCCGCATGGGATAACGGCCCTTCCTCAGGAACCGAGAAGCCGAGGATGTTATCCACGGAGTTCGCAAGGCTCCTGGCAGCACTGGTCACGCGGTAGGCGTTATCGTTGATACCGCTTGCCATGGAGATGCAGATGTCCCTGCCCCAGACATAGGCATCGCTGCTCATGTTGAGGTAGCTGCCCACACTGGTCTTGATTGCTGAACAGGCAGAAGACACATTGGTCTTCATCGTGTTCAGCGCCGAGGTCATATTGGTGTTGGCAGCTGCCATCTTCTCCTTCACGATGTTGGCAATATCCGTGAATGTGTTCGTGAAGGTTGTTTTGATCGCCGTCAGCGCATTGGTGACCGCCGTTTTCATCGCTTCCAGTGCCGTGCTGATCGTTGTCTTGATCGTATTCCAGCTGGTCGTGGTGTTGGAGACAACCGCCGTCCATGTGTTGGCGATGGTGTTTTTTATAACGCCCATAGCCGTATCCACTGAGGAGCGGATTGCTGTGAGCGCAGACGTAATCGTCGTCTTGATATTATTCCATGCCGTAGTCGTATTGCTGTTCACAGCAGTCCAGGCATTGGCGATGGTGTTTTTTATCACGCCGGTCGCTGTATTGACCGTGTTTTTCATCGCTGTGCAGGTGGTATTGACGGTCTGCTGCATCTGCTTCCACATGGTGGAGGTATTGCTGCCCGTCCCGCTCCATGCTGTGCTCATGACCTGCTTGATCGCGGAGGATACCTTAGATATACCGCTTTGAATCTGGGTCATGCCCTGAGTCACGACCTGCCCGATCTTCTGCCAGCTCTGGGTGGTTGCCGTCTGCACCTGGGTCCATGCGGTTTTCACTGCTGTGGTCACTTGCGTCGCAGCTGTCGTTGTGCTGGTTGCAATCTGCGTCCACGCCTGAGTGTAAGCCGTCTGCACAGCGGTCATGCTGGTCTTGATAGAATTCGAAAGGGTCGTAGACAAGCCGTTCGCCGCTGTCTCCACGAGACTCACGTTCCCACTGATACCGTTGGCCAGATTTGTCATGAAGTCCGGCATCCAGGTCTGCATATCAGCAAGAGGTCCTTCATCCGGCACCGAGAAGTGCAGGAAGTTTCGGATCGCACTGGCGACAGAAGACACAGCCGACGTAACCGTCCCGATGGCACCCCGGATACCGGAGGCAATGTTGCCCACGAGATCAGAGCCCCAGGAGGTCGCTGAGGAGATCACGTTGGAAACAGCCGTTTTCGCATTATTAAATCCGTTCGTGATGGCTGTTTTAATGCTACTGATCTTTCCGCTGATTGCGGAGAGCATATTCTGGAAGCCAGTGGATACTGACGTTTTCAGGTTATTGACCGTATTGGAGACGGACGTTTTGATGCTTGACCATGCAGTCGTCACGCTGGTTTTCAGACTGTTCACCGTGTTGGAAACAGCAGATTTCAGTCCATTCCATGCCGTCGTCACAGAGGTCTTCAGACCGTTCACTGCTGTAGTGACCGAAGTCTTCAATCCGTTCCAGGCATTGACCACACTCGTTTTCAGGCTATTGACCGTGTTGGTGACCGAAGTTTTAATACTTGTCCACGCGGAAGTGATGCTGGATTTCAGGCTGTTCATCGCCGAAGTGACGGAAGATTTTAACGAATTCCATGCAGTCGTCACCGAGGTTTTCAGGCCATTGACGGTCGTGGAGACGGAGGTTTTCAAGCTCGTCCAAGCAGTTGTAATGCTTGTTTTCAGGCTGGTCATCGTGGTAGACACAGAAGATTTCAGCCCGTTCCACGCCGTCGTCACTGAGGTCTTCAGTCCATTGACGGTCGTGGAGACGGAGGTTTTGAGGCTTGTCCATGCTGTGGTGACCGTTGTTTTCAGCGCAGAGGTTGCCGTGGACACAGCAGACTTCAGCCCGTTCCACGCTGTAGTCACTCCGGTCTTTACCGCATTAGCGGTCGTGGTCACACTGGTCTTGAGCCCGTTCCATGCCGTGGTTACGCCTGTTTTGAGTGCGCTGGTCGCGGTTGTAACGGCGGATTTCATACCGTTCCAAGCCGTCGTGACGCCAGTTTTGATGCCATTGGCAACCGTGGTCACCGTGCTTTTGATTCCATTCCAGGCAGTAGTGACCGTTGTTTTTATCCCGTTGCCGATGGTCGTGACCGTCGTTTTGATGCCGTTCCAAACTGTGCTGATCACAGTTTTTATGGCATTGACCACGGTCGTAACCACCGTTTTGATCGTATTCCAGGCATTGGTGATGACCGCCTTGATTCCGTTCAGCACCGTGGTGACGGTCGTTTTAATGGCATTCCATACGGTAGTAATGGTCGTCTTGATGCCGTTCACGGTGTTGGTAACAACCGACTTGATCGTATTCCACACAGTGGAAACCACCGTGGAGATGCCGGACATGACCGTGGAAATAATCGTCTTGATTGCGTTCCACACAGTCGTAATGATGGTCTTGATCGTATTCACGATCCCGGAGATCACCGTTTTAATGGCTCCCCAGACCGTCATCTGCCCGGACTTGATGCCGTTGGAGACCGTATCGACCGTATTCTTGATGCCGCCGAACACTGTGGAGATAATCGACTTAATGGTATTAACCACCGTAGAGATGACGGTTTTGATCGTATTCCATACCGTCGTAATGACCGTCTTGATTCCGTTGACCACCGTCGTGACGTTGGTCTTGATGGTATTCCAGGCAGTAGAAACGACTGTTGAGATGGCACTCATTACGGTCGTGACCACGGATTTGATCGTATTCCACACGATGGAGATATGAGTCTTAATGCCGTTGACGACCGTCGTGACTGTCGTTTTGATCGCATTCCATACAGTAGAGAAAATGCTCTTGATTCCGTTCAGCACAGAAGTGAAGAAGGATTTAATCCCGTTCCATACAGTTGTTGCGGTCGTTTTGATGCCGTTCCAGGCGTTGGTAACAAAGGTTTTAATTGCCGTCCATACTGTAGAGAAGGTCGTTTTGATCCCGGTAAGCGTATTGCTGAAGAACGATTTGATCGCATTCCATACCGTGCTTGCCGTGGTCTTGATTCTCGTCCAGGCATTGGAGAGCCAGGTGGAGATCGCCGTCCATACGGTCACTGCCGTCGTCTTTATCCCATTCAGGATATTAGAGAAAAACGTCTTGATGCCGTTCCAGGTATTGACGAAAAAGGTCTTCACGCTCGTCCATACCGTATCCCAGTCCGTACCGAACCAGGAGAGGAAGGTATCCGCGATGCCCTTTAGCATATTGAGGACGGAAGAGAAAATGGATTTGATTCCGTTCCAAACACCGGAGAAAATCTCCTTCACACCGGTCCATGCCTGATCCCAGTTTCCGGTGAAGATCCCGGCAAACACATCGAACAGACCGGTCAGCAGATCGAGCACAGTTCCGAGGACAGTGGAAATCACTTCAAACGCTGCTTCAAATACCGGGGCCAGCACCTGACAGAAGCCGTCCCAGATGGCTTTCAGCACCTCGGTGATGTCCTTGAAGTTAAAACCAAGTGCATTCAGCCTGTCGGTAATCCCCTGAGCAAACGCCTGGAACTTGGCCTTGATGCCATCCCAGATAGCGATGACCTTGTTACGGAACTCCTCGTTGTTCTTCCACAGATTCACAAAAGCAGCGACCAGAACAGCGATGACAGCGACAACTGCCAGCACCGTCCCAGACACACCGCTGAGAGCAACCTTCAGCGCTTTGAAGACGCCTCCCGCGTTTTTCACCGCAGAGCCGACTTTCAGGATTCCCTTCCCCAACTTGGCGAAGGCTTTCATGCCCGTGCCGACCTTGGTGATCACCGTTCCCAGCACAACCAGCAGCGGTCCGATCGCCGCAGCCAGAGCCGCCACTTTCAGAATGGTCTTCTTCTGTGCTTCGCTCATGCCGTTGAGTTTATCCACGAAATCCTGAATCTTGGAGACCACTTTACGGATTATGGGCATGAGCAACTCGCCGAAGGAAATCGCCAGTTCTTCCAGCTGGGATTTCAGAATGGTCAGCTGGCCTTTCAGATTGTCCTGCATGGTAGCCGCCATACTCTCCGCCGTACCGTCGCAGTTTTCAATGGCAGAAGACAGCTTATCGATATCCTCGGGAGCCGCGTTCATCAGTGCGAGGAAACCGGACATGGCATTCTTGCCCACAAGGGACTCTGCCGCCGCTGCCGCTTCCGATTCGGACAGGCCGGAGAAAGCCACACGGCAGTCCGCCAGGATGTCGGAGAGATCTCTCATGGAGCCATCCGCATTAGTGGTGGCGATGGTCACGTCGCCGATGGCTTCGCCAGAGATCTTCACCTCGCCCGCGAGGTTGTTCATGATGGTACGCAGCGCAGTACCGGCCTGGCTGCCCTTGATACCGGCATTCGCCATGAGACCGATGGCTTCCGCAGTGTCTTCAGCGGAGAAGCCGAGAGCACCGGCGATTGGAGCACAGTACTTAAAGGTCTCGCCCATCAGGGAGACGTTCGTGTTGGCGTTGGAGCTTGCCGCCGCCAGAATGTCCGCAAAGTGGCCAGAGTCAGAAGCTTTCAATCCGAAAGCGGTCAGGGCGTCCGTCACGATATCGGAGGTGGTAGCCAGGTCTTCACCGGAAGCCGCCGCGAGGTTCATGATGCCTTCGATACCTTCGACCATGTCCGCTGACTTCCAGCCAGCCATGGCCATGTACTCGAATGCTGAAGCCGCCTCGGTTGCGGAGAACTTGGTTTTCGCACCCATCTCACGGGCTTTGTCTCGGAGGGTTTGTAGGTCATCGCCGGTAGCACCGGAGATGGCAGCGACCTTAGACATACCCTCGTCAAAGTCTGCCGCTGTCTTCACAGCTGCCGTGCCTAGCGCTACGATAGGAGCCGTCACATGGGTGGTCAGGGTCTTACCTGCGCTGGTAATGCTCTGCCCGACCTGCTCAAACTTGCCGCCGACCTCTTCGATCTTGGCAAGGGTGGCGTTGGTGGAGGACGCCTGGGATTCAAGTGTCTTCAGAGCCTGCTCAGTCTCTTGAATCTCCCTTTGCAGGGCGTCGTACTGCTCCTGGGTGATCTCGCCCTTCTGGAGCTGCTCGTTTGCCTGTTCCGCTGCCGTTTTGAGGGTCGTAAGCTTTTCCTTGGTCTCTTTGATGGCATCAGCCAGCAGCTTTTGCTTCTGCCGTACCAGCTCGGTGTTGGAGGGATCCAGCTTTAAGAGCTTCTCCACGTCCTTCAGCTGCGCCTGGGTATTCTTGACTTCCTTATTGACTCCGGCAAGCGCAGATTGGAGCTTAGTAGTATCACCGCCAATGGATACGGTGATGCCTTTCAGGTCACGGCCTCCAGCCATGGATCATCCCTCCTTCCTGCCAACCGGCATTTATTCCGTCAAAAAAGGAGCCAGTGGATGATGCTCCATCAGCTCCCGCGTTCGTTTCAGATTCTTTTGTTTCAAGGCTTCCGTCCTGCGGATGAAAGACTCCTTCACCGGCTTTATCCGGATCAGGTTCCGCATCCTGGTATATTCCGCAATGTCCGCCCGTAGGGCAGAGTCCGTTGCACACACCGGGTAGACCGCGCCGCACTCCGGGCATCGGAAGAATGTGAACTCGATATCACCTTCCGTATAGGTCTCCGGCATGATGGACTCCGATACCGTAGAACATTTATCGCATTTGATCTGCATACTGTTCTTCTCCTCTTCTGCACATAGCTTTGGCTTTTCTGCATAAAGAAATAGTGTTTTATATGCAGATAACCTGCTTTCGGGTATGAAAATACCCTGCCAGCTTTCACCAGCAGGGTCGAATATTTAATGTATCTGAAATTTTTGCGGCAATCCGCATTTTTTCACGTTAGATGCGATCCATGTCCGACTGCGTTGCCTGCTCCCGCCATTCCATGGAGTCACGGCTCTTCTCGTTGAACATATCGTTGACACTGCCAATGGTCAGCAGGTCGAGGTCAGCAATGTTCAAGCCAAGCTCCACACATCTGAGCATAAACAGAGCGGTTGTCATCGGCCGCTCCGTCTTCCTTAGTTTTTTCTTGCAGGAACCGTGGTCTTAATGTTCATGCCCCACAGGTCAATCAGCTCCGGAAGGATCTGATAAATACTGAAGGTGTTGAACTGGTCGAGCCAATCATCCGGGCTATCATACTTCTCATCCGGGTGGGCCGCAGACCACATGACGAAAGCCAGGTCTTCAAACATCTCCAGGGAGAAGCCGTCCAGCGTGGATGCATCCTCAGTATTATCTTTGATGGCGTCGTTCAGAACCATCAGGTCCTTGTACACGTCGCGCCCGAACTTATTACGGTAGATACGCGGGATGGCCGCAGAGGCTTTGAACTCAACAGGCTGGCCGTCGATCTCGATTTTCTTGGTAACTGCCATGGTGTTATCTCCTCTCAAAATTCATGTAAATGGGCGGGGAGTATCTCATCCCCGCCGTGATGGTTAACCCTGAGGCTCAGTCTCGCCGTCGTCGCCCTCGTCACCGAGAGTCTCTTCTTCCGCAGCAGCCGGAGGCATATACACTGCGTCGTACCATGCGTCATAGACCGCCTTGCTGACATTGGCGCTGGTCTTGGCCTTCACATATCCGTTCGCCAGCGCGGAGGCGATGATGGACAGTTCCTCGGTATTGACTTCCTTCTCGTCCTCTTTTGTGTCGCCTTCCGCAGAAGGACGGGACGCGCTGCAGCAGTAGAACACATGACGGATCGCGTGCTGGTCGCCTGTAAACTCAAACAGCAGGGCGAACCGCTCAAAGGTGGTGTCGGCGTTCTCCAGCAGCACACCGTTGGCGTCCTCTTCCTCATGCAGGATATCCTTGAGGAACTCCTCCGGGATCAGGGCCAGTTCCAAATCGCCCTCATAGCCCGCGTTGTTGTTGAGAACCACATATACGATATCGTCCGCATAGAAGTTCTCGCTCTCACCTTCGGGATCCAGGCCGATGGATACAGCACCGGGCAGACGCTTGGGGGTATCATAAGTGACGTTGCCGTCTTCGTCGAAGGTCGCCTTGGCGTAGTAGCAGTTCTTCAAACCGAAGCGGACCTTGTTTTTCTTCTTGCTCATAGTTTTTAATCCTCACTTTCCGGCTCCTCGGAGCCTGTCTCTTCGTCCTCATACTGAAGGTCGAGCGTTACCTCATAGAGGACTTCATACATCTTCTCTTCCGCGATCCATACTTCGGATTTCTGGAAGAACATCTCATGCTCCGTGAGGAGCCGCTCCACCCGCTGCTCCAGGGGCGGGTTTTTCTCGTCCGTGTACAGCTCGATATCCAGCTCATGCAGCTGGTAGTACACGGTATTGTCCGCTCCCAGCGGGATGTTTTTCGGATATAGGAAACAAAGAAAAGGTGGGTCCGGAGACTCACCTTCCGCAAAATGATCGTAGGCAATGGGGAGTGAAAGCTCCTCCAGCACCTCGACAACGTCGTTATGGGTCATAGCGTTTCACTCCTTCAGTGCTTTCTCAATCAGGCCTTCGAACATCTCGATACCCATTTCCTCCGCAGGGGCGATATGCGGAATAGCGCGTACCCTGCCGCCGCCCCGCTTGGCGTGCCCCTTTTCCAGCAGGTGTGAGAGCATATACCGGTTAGGGCTATACACCGTCTGTTCCAGGCCGTTGGCGCTCTCCGCCGTGGTCTTGACCTTCCAGCTCTTGGCGTATATGCCAGTCCGCACCGGCGCAGAGCCGTTGATCTGGTCCTTTACGGCCTTAGCGGTTTTTTTCACCGCGCTCTTCACGTCTTCCGTGGCAAGGTCGGCATACTCCTTCAGGCCTTCGTTGATCACATCGGCCAGCTCTTCTATCTGGATGGTCCTGCCCATCATGCGCCTCCCTTCTGCGCCAGCTTGCATACAATGCGGATGGTCTTCTTCTGGTAATTCATGAAATCCACCGTCTGGATATCATAGGAATCCCCATGAAAAGCGACCCGGTAGTGCGTGCTGTCGAGGTCTTTCAGCTCCGTGCAATACCGTACTTCAAAGTTGATGGTCCGCTCCTCGTTTGTGGTAGCCGCCTCGTTCTCTTTGTCGTACTGGTAGGTGCTGGCGTAGGTGTAGCAGGTGAAATAATCCGTCCAGACGTTTTTGTGGTTGCCGTACTTGTCCGTTACCACCGTGTTCTTCTGGATGGTCAGGCGCTCATTGAACCGGGCGATCTTTCGCTCCATCTCAGAACACCCCCTCGCGGACAGCAAAGAGCAGGTTCCGCAGTGTCATGACTAACGCATGGTGGTCCGCTTCCTCCCGATGCTCGAAAAGATAGCCCAGCGCGTAAAGCACGCCCACACGGAGGATCTCCTTCATCTGGAGCGCTTCCCCCTTGCTCTTCTCTTCCTGCCGGATGGTGATGATCTCCTCGCTGTCTCCGGTATAGTCGGAAAGAGCATCCCACTCAGCTTTCGACAGCCTCGCCACATCAGTGCAGAGGATTTCCGCAGATAAGAGGAGCGATCCGATCAGAGCATCCTCAAATCCGGAGTCCATCCTCAGGTAGGCTCTTGCTTCCTCCATTGTTACCACCGTCCGCTCCTCCTTCCGTAAGAATTAGGGAGCTGAGGAACTTCCCCAGCCCCCATTGGGATTATCAGCCCGCAGGCTGTTCGGGATCGGGATCAGGCGTAGTCGGCGTAGTCGCCTTGGTACCCGCCATCTTCAGGACCTTCACGGACTCCGGCAGGATCAGGCGGCCATCTACACGCTGGGTAGTCATGAAGCCAACCTGATCGGTACGGGCATACAGCTCGTTCAGACGACGGAAGGTGCGGTTCTGACGGTCAGCGACCCAATAGTTCTTGAGATCGCCGAACAGAAGCACGCGCTCACCGGCAGCCACACCGGGCATAAAGGAGCTGGTACGGATCGGACGACCCAGGATGGTATCGGGCTTGGCGATATCCAGGGAGGGCTTCCAGATATAGTTGTCGTTTTTGTCCTTCAGCTTCATCAGCTGCAGGAGCAGGGTCTCATTGCACACAAACTGCGCATTGCGGCGATAGGGGCTCTTCAGACTGTAATAGAGATCAAAGATCTCATCGAAGGTCACCAGGTCTTCTTCCGCCGCAGTCACACCCAGCTGTGCTCCGCCGGTCTCAGCCAGAATGCCGAGGGGCTTCTTATCACCGTCGCCGGTGAAGAAGGCACGCTCTTCCGCGTTGCCCATCGCCACACCGAAGCGGGCAGCGATATAGCTGGCCAGGTCAAAGGCGGAGTCATGCAGCAGCTCGTTGCTGATCTTGATCATGGTGCCCAGCTTGTACGCGGACAGCGTGGTCTGGCCGAACTGCGTATTGGTCTCCGGGATCTCCTCACCTTCATCGATCCAGGACGCCTCCATGGTGTCGGTGGCAATGGGGATCTTGCGGGTACCGGAATTGGTGCGGATGACGGTTGCCAGCTGACGGAAGATGTTGTTCTCCTCCAGCGCCTGAATCAGCTTGCGCTCGAACTCGTCAGGCACGGTAAAGCCGCCCTCAGTATCCTCACCGACAGACAGTGCATTGCGTACAGCGAACTGGTCGCCCTGATTGCGGATCATATTCCAGAAGGCTTCACGGTACTCATCCGTAGCGGTACCCTCCACCTTCGGAGCCGCATGACTCACGGGCTTGTTGGTGACGGGACGGGAGGTCGGCGCAGAAAGCTGCACGTCAAAAGCCGCCTGCTCTTCCAGACGGGTGATCTCATCACCCAGAGCCTTCACTTCACCAGCCATCTTGTTGTATTGCTCGACGGCAGAAGCCTCCACGAGACCATTCTCACCGCGATGTTCCTCCAGAAACGCCTTCGTCTGCTCCCAGAGGGTGTTGCGCTTATTGCGCATTTCCATAATCTTATTCATGAAATACTCCTTCTCCGGAGAATCGCTCCGGTCGTGATTTGATGAAAATAGGCATAAGAAAAGCCGGGGCAGCTCACTTTAGCCACTCCAGCTTGTCTTTCAGGATTTCATACGGCATCGCGCCGTCCTTAGTTTTCCCGTCCATGCCGATGACCGGCATCTTCGGCTTATCCTCCACAGGAGGATCGCTTACTCCTGTCTGGGGAGGTTCCGGCGCGGCGTCATCAGCTTTCGGTTCCGGCATTTCTGCCTGATCGCTGATGCCGAGACGATTGAGGATGGTTTCTCCCATAAGCCGGGTCGAATATTGCCACACGGCTTCTGCCAGCTTGAAGGGTTTCTTCTTTTCCTCGCCGCCTTCTGATTCTTCATCTCCGCCTTCCTCCTTGTCAGGCTCATCCGGCTTTTCTTCCTCCGGTTCCGGCTTCGGTTTATCCTCAAAGAGGATCTCGTCCGCAAAGCCCAGCTCCACGGCTTTCTTGGCATTGAGCCAGGTCTCATCGCTCATGAGCTTGCTGACGCGGTTGCGGGAAAGACCGGTCTTCGCCACATAGGCGTTGATGATACTCTCCTTTACCTCATTGAGGGTCGTGATCGCCTTCTCCATATCCCTGGCGTTACCCATCGCAATCGTGGACGGATCATGCACCATGAGGAGGGCTGTCGGAGACATCTGCACGAGGTTTCCCGCCATCGCTACAACGGACGCAGCGGAAGCCGCGATGCTTGCGATCCGGACGGTCACATGGTGCGGATAGTCACGGATCATGGTATAGATTTCTGCTGCAGCGAACACATTGCCACCGGGTGAGTTGACCCAAAGGGTAATGTCGCCCTCTTCTGCGTAGAGTTCATCACGAAACATCTGCGGTGTGATCTCATCGCCCCAGAAGGATTCTGAGTCAATCGGCCCTTCCAGGCGAAGCACTCTGCCGCCGGAATCATCGTGAATCCAGTTCCAGAACTTCTTCACTTTGGTTTACCTGCCTTTCTGGGGCTGTCTACCCCGTCTTTCTGCCTTGCGCTGTTCATGGCGCTCGGCATGGTTTTTGCTTTCACTTGGTTCCTCCTCTCCGTCATTGGGCTTTTCCTCGTCGGGTTCCTGCTGGGCTCCTGCAGCTTGCTTTTCCTGTTCCGCCACCTGATTGGAGCCGTAAGCGGACCCTGCATCCCGGAGCCTCGTATAGCTGCCATTGAGATAGTAGTCATCGCCGCCGTCCTCAGCTGGGATCAGATCCATGTTTTCCAGTCGCCGGATATCGTTGGGTGACAGGAATCCATTTGAAAAGCCAACAGCATAGCCGTTCATGCGGGACTGGTAATCACCACGCATGAGGCCATCCACATTGAATTTGGGAAAGTACTGATCCTGTTCTTCCTCGATCAGCACGTCCTTAATGATTGCCTGCTCGATCCTCACCAGCCATGGCATGATCGTGTGCATTACGAAGTCGATGGACTGATGCTCGATGTTGTTGAAGGTGGCCCGTTTCAGGTCCTGAACCATATGCGGAGGCACCCGGAAGATACGACAGATCTCTTCCACCCCAAACTCACGGGTGGAAAGGAACTGGCTATCCTCCGGAGGCAGAGAAATCGGTTTATACTGCATGCCTTCTTCGAGCACAGCGACCTTATGGGCATTACCCGCTCCGCCGTAAGCGCTCATCCAGTTATCTCGGATCTTCTGCGGGTCTTTGAGGACGCCCGGATGCTCCAGGACTCCGGCAGGCTGTGCGCCGTTCTTAAAGAAAGCGCTGCCGTATTTCTCTACTGCCAGCGTGGTGCCCAGCGCGTTTTTCATCATGGCGATCGGTGAAAATCCCACAAGACCGTTAAAACCCAGGCCGGGGATGTGCAGGACTTCCTCTCGCTTGAAGATGATGTCCTTGTCATGCTCACCCGGAACCTCTTCCGTATAGGCGTGATAGGTATAGAACAGATCACCG